CGTTTGCTTCGTTTTCTTCGTTAAGACGCTGCTTGTGTGCAATCTTGATTGCCTTCTTGAGAACACTTGGCTTAACTTCAAGTTCTTCTGCAATCGCCTTAACAGTGTCATTGAGACCTTCGTTAAGCGTATCAACTTCCTGTAGAACGCTGATACCTTCGTTGATAAGTTGAGTAAGTTTTACTTTTGCTTCCGCATTAAATGTACGTGACATGTTTTCTCCTTTAGTCTAATTAGTATAACAGACTACGTAGAGAATTCAACTATAATGGTAACCGTTATTGAAATACGTGGTTATTTTTTTCGCCGTAAATCTTGATGTACTTACCGGCGAGCATGTCAGCCATTGCTTCGATGGGACTTCCTGGATAACTATCACCAGGTTTAATCATGCCTAATTCGTGTTGGCGAACATGGACCAACTCGTGAAATACTGTTCTAAGGATATCTACCAGGTTGCGATTCTTTGCATACACCCAAACACTGCCTTCGCCAGGAACGTGACCACCGGTATGATGATTTGTTTGGGCCTCTTCGGTATCCATTGATAGTTCTACAGTGGGAACCTCTTTAAGATTAAGCTTTTTAGCAGTCCACTCAACGAACTTTTGAACTTCGTTTTCTAAATCACAGTCTACATTGTCGGCTTCGTCCAGCTTATTCTTTACCCAACGATCAGGCGTATCCTTAAATTTCTTCTTAAACAAGTCGTGTAGTGCTTTGTCGGTGATTTTGTGCTTTTTAGCAATCTTTTTCATTAGAGTGTCAATAGTATTGTAGTCGTGTTTTGCAAGCGAGGGCAATCGCTTAGCTAATTCAATTTCAGGAGACTCATTAACACTCTCGCCGCCGCCACCGTCTCCGCCGAAGTCACCACTAGAATCGCCGGCACCAAAGAAGGCATATCCAGGGAAGAAATACCCACCATAGGCGCGGCGAGATTTGGTTTTTCTGCGCTTTTTCTTGCGCTCTGTAATGAATTCGGTAGCTCTCATATATGTATTTATCATTTGGATATGGTAATGGCGACGAATTTCTTCGCCGCCATTCCATTCAGTCAATTATTAGAAACGAAGACCGAAGCCTACGAGTCCGCCGTGACGACCAACAGCGCCGTCAAAGTCAGAGTAGCGATACTCAGCCTTAACGAATGTTGAGCCAACAAGCTTCACTTCAAGACCACCACCAACGGTGAGACCTTCCAAGTTTGCAGTATTACGGCAAACTGCTGGAGTATTCCCAATGCGAGGTGTGCAAGTCTGAGGACGCTCAAGATTGGCGTAACCGACGCGGGTATAAGCAAGAACATTCTTGTTCAAGGTATAACCAAGACGAGCGGCTGCGCCAAGATCAGCCTTCTCAAAGACGTTAGCAGCGGTTGCTTCTGCACCGACAACTACCTTACCGAACTGAAGGTCATAACCAAGGGCTGCGCCATAAGCAATGTCAGTCGTGTCAACACCACCAGTAACGTCATCAGCTCCAGCGGTTACCTCAACACGAGGACCGGCAAAATCAGATGCCATTGCAGGGGTAGTAAAAGCAGCGGTTGCGAGTGCTGCGAGTGCGATTAACTTCTTCATACTTTATTTTTTCCTTTAAGTTTGAAAGTCTGACATTTTACTGTCAGTCTTATATTTACAACATATATGTGTCTGTGTCAAAAATATTGGGTAACTTACTTTGAAGTTGCCCTGTACACCCCATCCCACTTAGCGGGAGGATTGTTTCTGAATTCTTGAATTCTTTCAATCATCATATCGTAATACTGGTCCATTTCACCTCTCCAGCACTTCTTTAGATCACTTGCATACTTTTCAGCAGCTTCCCAATGACCTTGACGATATAGTTCTAGGAATTTCATATGCTGTGTCTCGGCCAATATGTCGTGGAAGGGGAACACAGTAAATATTCTAGCAGGCTCAGTCTTACCCTTAACTGCAATCAAATCAAGTTCTACGATTTGGTATTCATCCTTAACATAATAGGCAGTCTTTGGTCCAATGACAATCTTAACGCCGTAAGGCTTTGATTGACCTTCGAGCCTAGCTGCAAGATTGACCCCGTCACCAAGACAAGTATAGTCGAAACGCTGAGTGCTACCCATATTACCGACAACCACAGTATCAGTATTAATACCGAGGCCCATTCCAAAAGCTGGGATGCCTTCTTTTTTAATCTCATTATTGAATTCCTCTAATGAATTGAGCATTGTGAATGCTGTTCTAACTGCGTCTTTGGCGTGCTGTTCGTTGTTTACCGGAGCATTCCAAAACGCCATTTGAGCATCACCTATATACTTATCAAGCGTACCTTTGTTCTCAAGAATTGCTTTGGTCATAGCAGTCATATAACGATTCATGATGCTTGTCAAGCCTTGAACATCTTTACCATAGTGTTCAGAGATAGTTGTGAATCCGCGAACATCAGTAAACATGATTGACAATTCTTGTTCTGTACCACCAAGCTTCAATAGTTCTGGTTGACGCTGTAGTTGTGCAACTAAGTCTGGACTTAGATATGTACCAAACTGCTTCTTAATCTGTTGCTTCTGTAGATACTCACTGATAAACTTAACAGTGTAGATGTGCAGATAGATTACTAATGCAGCCAAAACGTTGAAAGAAATATCAAATAGTATCTTGTTATGGGTAAATAGATACATCGGAGCATAAATATAACCGGCTATTAATATTCCGATCCAAACGATTGAATATCGTACCCGTGATAACAAAATTATCAATAGTGAAAGGACGACGAATGCAAGAAGATCAACAAGACCTACCCAATTCGGAATTGATACAGTCTCCCCAGCTATTAGAGTCTCAAGCATACTCGCCTGAAGGGTGTGGGGATATTGCGCACCTGATGGAGTCGCTACAGGATTCGCAACTCCGTCAGCAGTTACGCCTAATATCACTATCTTACCAGTCAGATCAGGAATTGTCTCGCCGATTTCTACAGAAGAAAACTGGTAGTTCGGATTGATAAAGACACGCCCATATTCATCTGTATTAATCGTACCAAACTGAGGAACACGCAATGCTTCAACACCCGTCTGATTTATCTTCGCTTGATATGAAGGATCTCCCGCAGCAACTCTCAAAAGTTCTAAAGAAAACGCAGGATAGTATTCGCCATTTGAAATCCCTAATAAAGGCACTCGACGGGTTACCCCGTCCGTCTCTGGAAGAGAAGTCGTTATCCCGACGCCTGCGGCAGACTCTTGAAGTGCTGGAATGTTATCAAGCACACATGGATAGTTCGGAAGAAAATCAGTGGGTTGTCCGTCACCAATTACAGCAACGCCTGTGCGGCGAGGGAGACGATTATCCTTAACGCAATCATCAGTAAGTGTTTGACTTAATACAACCGGATATTCTTTTAGTGTATTCGCAAGAACTCCGTCAGTCCCCAAACGATCAGGCTCAGGCATAAGTATAGTGCTACCAACAATGCCAGCCCCTCCGCTATAAAGGTCGCTAATAATTTTAGCATGGACCTCTCTTGGAAACGGATATTGACCATATTTTTCAATTGCTTTCTCCCCTATATTTGCAACTACAATCTGTTCTGATTTGATTGGTTCCCCAAGCATCAGATAGTCATAGTACTTTAGTTTCATACTATCAACTAGGAACGGATTCATCAACTTCACTGATAGCAATAACAATAGTGTAGCTACTGCTAACCAGGGTGACAATAAAATTTTACTCGCTTTGCTTAACATTGATGATAGTTCCTCCGGCTGGTTCGTTGACTTCAATTAGGAATGATTTTCCATTACTGTCTATGAATAGGGTTTTGTTTGAATCCTTCTTCACAACAATATCAACTGTAGTACTTAGTGTTCTGACGAGGCGTAGATAATCGCCTGACATAATAGTTGTAATCTGAGTAGTGTTATTAAGACCAAATGTAGTTCCGCAAAGTTTGACACCGTCTCTAGTCATACATTCTTCTGTACTCAGATCATCAAGAAAATCTTCTCCTAAGAAATCTGAATTGATTGCATTAATATCAAGTTCAGAACTTGCTAACTGGTCTTCTTTTAAATCGTCTCTTGCAAGAAAATCAACATCAAGTTCGGTCAAATCTAATAGATTAGTTCTGGCATCAGCAATCTCTTCGGCTGTGCGAACTTCTTCTGCTGGAGATATGATTAGCATATTATCAATCATATCAAGCGTGAGATTCAATATAACTGGGCGAGAAGGTCTGCTATCCATCGTCGATACTATAGTAGCCTGAAATGCTTTATTAAGAACGACAAATCCAGCAGCATTGGCTACCGTGATTTCGCCTACTGACCCATCTTCTTCTGGAAGTAAGACAATCAAGCTTTTGCCAAAGTCATCTACTGTTGCTGCAAAGTCTGTACCTCTCACTGCGATAGTCGCAGTTGGTGTTCTAAGGTTGATATTGTTTTTATTCATCTTGCCAGACTTGCCGGTTGCAAATCTTGCAGTTCCAGATGCAAATCTAAGAGCCATTCTTGAAGTAGATGGTCTACCGCTATAAACGAAATCATCAATCACAAGTCTGGAATGTTCGGTGACTCGCACAGTAGAATCATCTACGAATGTAATTTCAACTCTGCCGTTGCCAGTCTGCACCCTATCCATTTTGGCAATAGGTAACTGAGGTCGTGTAGGAACTCTTGCCGAATTCTTCACGACCTCACTTACGCCTCTGTTTTGCGTAACTTTACCTATATTAGCATGGGCCGCCGGCGTTACACTGATTAATAGTAATAGTGCTGCCGTTGCTCGTGCTATTGATCTTAAGCGTGTCAACATTAGTTGTACTCTTTTGATTTACTGTAACAGTATTAGTGTTACCGGTAAGAAGCATTTCAATATTCTTTCCAGCAGTACCATCCTGTACTGTAGTAATAGTATTACCGTCACCTGCGATTGTCTTAGTGTTAACAACATCATCTGCGTTTATAGTAGATGTAAGTGTGTTAGTATCACCAGTGATTGTAACAGTTTGTGTTGCGTTCGTAGCCGACGCAGCAGTACCTTGATTGAACGTTAAGGTGTTTGAATCACCAGTAACTGCTAAAGTTTGAGTAGAACCGGCTACGCTGGCTGCATCACCTTGATCATATGTCAAGGTATTATTGTCTCCAGTCACCGTAACATCCATATCAACGTTATCAGCCTGAACAATAGAACCTTGAATAGAGTTATTGTTGCCTTCTTGGGTTACTGCTATTGTTTGACTATTTCCCTCAAGAACTACACGATTCTGTTCAGTTCCAACTTTGTTACTCTGACCTTTCTGAGTAATACTAATATTACTACTATCACCGACTTGCTCAATAAAAATTGAGTTGGTAGTTGACTGAGCCATTGCTACCGAACTTGCAAGCATCGCCATTGCTGCAAGCATTAATTTATTCTTCATTCTCCCGTTCCCCCGTATCTAAAGTATCCCTTCTCTATTCCTTGTTTAATTAATTGTAAAACTGCTTCTTCGATAGCCATCTTGACTGCCATTGTGTTTGCTTCATTCTCAGTCATACCAGCTTCGGCTTCGACTAACTTTGTGCCAACATCTACAAACTTAAAGAGTGACAAGTCTCTACCTACAGACAATACAGTTTTTGAAACTTGTACGTTGAGAATCACTTCTCCTGTGTTAGTGTTGACTGCTCTTAACGCTACCACAACTTGATCTTTTCTGTACATAGTTGTGCCGCCGATGCCTAAATATCTTGCGCCTGCGCCACCTGTTTGTATATTAGTGTCATACCCAATGATGCCACCTTGAATTATAAGTCCTGCAAATAGCATTGGTTCAAGCTTGTTTGCGCCCTCACCCAAATATTCTTCACGAGTCTGTCTAACAATTTGACGCTCTTTTGCAAGGTCATCAACTCTGTTGCGCTCAACTACCCTAAACCAAGTACCTCCACCTGCCTCTTTCAATGCAGAAATCAGCAATGGAGTACCACCTTGTGTAACAGCAGTTGATATACTTGCAAGGCCGTCTCTATCCCTTCTCTGACCGGTCAAGTCTGGAAAATCATATACTGCAACAACAGCTTGTCTCTCGGGCGGCGGTAAGCTTTGCAACTCTTTAACCTGCGTGTTTACAACAGCCGGAGTATCCTGCATACTTAGGACGCCAACTCCACTTGACATGCATCCGCCCAATAAGAAGGGTAATATTAAAATTTTCCAATTCATTACCATTTAAATCCACTAGTTGGAATGATGATTTCTGTAACATTACCAGCATCATCAGTGATTACAAGACGAATTTCGGTGTCTGTCTTCTCATACTTGATTTGATTACCTTCAAGCGTGAATGCGCCGGATTGTCCTCCCATTGCACCAAACAGATTGTTAGTCAACTGCTGTGCTAACTGAGAATATATACGAGATTGTAAATTGTTCATAAAGCGATTGAGGATAGAATTCTTTTCTTCAAGGGCCTTTGCTTTTAAGTCCGCTTCAATTTTATCTTGAATGTCTTTTTTGCGGTTGAACTCTTGATTTTCAATCGTTAACCATTGCGCTCCGGCATTGTTTCCAGAGAACGATGGATTTTTAAATTGAAATACAATTTCAGTAGCATGTGCAGGTGTGCTTGCTAAGAGTAGTGACAGTATGATTGTTCTTTTCAACATTTGTTTTCCCCTTAGTTTACATCTTTTTCTTTTGTGATTTTGTTAATTTCTTCTTCTGCTTGCACTCTTTCATATTCAATCGTTTTACCGCGCAAGTGCAAAACAGTATCTACCTTTTGCTTCAAGCGGATTAAGTCATTATCAAGCATACGTATACGATCAATCAACCCAATCAATGTCACGTTAGCTTCACCTAATACCGGATCAACTTCTTCAGTTGCCCACTGCCAAACATAGTATACAAAGTATCCCATGCCGCCTGCGGCGATGATAGGGAAACCGTATTCACTGATTAAGGTAGCAATATCTTCCATTAGTCTTTTCTCGCATCATCTTTGCCGTCTGCTCTTGAGATACGATCAATGTCTGGTCTAAGACCTAAAGCGTTACTAACAACAGTATCAATACGTATAACATCGTGATTCATTGTCTTAACACGATTGTCTAGTGCCGTGATAATACCCTTCATGCCACTGATACTACCAGTAACACCTGCAAGAATAAATTTCAATGTTAGGAAAACGAAATAGCCTGCAGCTAATGCAGCAGCTATAGGAAAGCCCACATCGGCTACGAGTTTAAAAAATTCCCCCACAAAAGCTCCTTATTATTATTTTTATAATAATATTTAGCTCTTATGGGGAAAAATTAACTACAAGTATTAGTTGTGGGTTCAGCTAAAAACTGTGCTATTTGCTTATGACCTAAGAAGCTAGGATGAGGGTCTTCATTGGAAACACAGTCATACTGCCATGCTTCGGTGTCAATACTGTTTAGCCAATTGAACTTAGTCTTGCAAAACTCATAGATTTCTTTAGGGAATCTTTCTAATAGTCTAGTATCATAAGTCCAAAAATAGTAAGGAATGTTATGTTGAGTAAGTATATTTTCCACTGCTAAAAGATCACTAACGAATCTATACATGCCTTCAATTTCAGTATAGGTAGATAGTCTTAGATCATTGTACTTCTTTTTAGCAGATTCATCATCATCATATTGATTTAGTATGCAGTCAATTTTACATCTAACCCACCTATCATGCTTATTTTCATAATGATTAGTATAATCAGCAGGATAATAAAACTCATACCTGGATAGTTCTGTCCATTGGATGATTGCAACTGTTTTGGCTAAATCTTCTTTAGTCTGAGATAGTACCCAATCAATCGTAGTTCTCACTATACGCTGATTGCTCCCACAGCCAATAGATAAGTTGTGTGTTTTTTCTGCGTTGATTAGATTGCCTAAATGATAAGGCCACACTGAATTAAATCGTAGTTGATTATGGTTGGGGTGGTCAAGTCCTAAGCCACCGCCCCAAGTCCAACTACACCCGTTTGTAAGTAAAATCATCTATTATTTAGTAGATACTCTTAGGTGCTCTAGGTTTGTTATAGCTCTTTAGTACGTCTACAAATGCTTCTTTGCTCTGAATAGCAAGATTCTGCATTTCTTCACGATCCATTGGGCGTAGAGTTTCATAGCGATTCAAGAATGCAATCATTGCATTCACTGGCACTTCTGCCTTTGATCCATCACGAAAGACGATAGGGCGATTGCCGCCAGTGTCCATGCTCTTGCGAATCTGCATGACAATGTTAGGAACCTTGTCAGTATCTGGATCTTCAACGTTGTCAAACGATTCGTTAAGCAGTTCATTAATTTTCATATTCTATCACCTTTGTAGTATTTATCAGTGAATCACTGTTTTATCATATCGGCTAATCAAAGTCAACCGTTATATAGCCTTGCTTCTAATTCTCTTGAGGGGTCTATGCGATGTGCTTGTCTAGCTCGTTCAATAGCATGTTCTGGACTAGTTGCACGAATGACTACGCCCCCGGTGTCGCCTACATCTGTAACTTGATAAAGCTCACCTTCGCCGGGCTGTCCCGCTGTCAATCCATTATTAGATTGATTTGATCTTCCGCCTACTTCGGTTGCTGTCAAATCTCGTATTGACCATTCAGGACGGGCTCTAGTAGCAGCGTGTAGTGCTTCTGCCTCATCAGGGGCTTCAACCCTAATTGTACCGCCAAATCTGTTGTTGCTAACATAAAATTCTCTCGGTTCTGAACTTCCCGCTGAGCGGTCATTCATTCTTGCTATCTCTTCCATATGTCGTTGGTATCGTGATGCGGCAAGGCCAGAACTCATCGTCGTTGCAGAGACACTTAAGTTATCACCTAAGTTAGGATATAGTAGCATAGCAATACGCTGTGCTTCGCCAGGTGATCTAGCAGCAATAATTTCTTCAGAATTTGAACCAGCTACACGGTAACCGGTATATTGTGGTTCCTCTTGGGTTTGAGGTTCTGCTGAGAGAACTCTAATCAGATGCTCATATGAATCCCAGCTTGGGTTGTTACGCAATGCACGGCTTAATGCAGTTGCGCTATCTCTTGCACCTAGGCTTACTCTTTGACCCAACGTATTATTCACTACAACAAACTCTGTTTCACCCGGAGCCATTCTAAGTGGTTCTGGCTGCGACTCACTTTCTAACTTAGCAGTCAATCCTTGTTTAGGTAGCCTATTATCGTAGCTAAGTGTAATGTCAATTGCTTGTAAAGGTGTCACTGCATTGTAGGTACCAACAACATTACCTTCCTTATCAAACACATTATATACTTTTCTACCTGTATACTCAGTAACAACGATGTTTTCAATGTCATCTGGCTTGAACCAGCTTGGCTCAATATTCATTGCAGCTTTTAATGCTTGATCATCATTACTTACTTGTTCAGTTTTCTTTAGGAACATTCTGCGATTATCACCAGTTGGATTATCATATTCAATGATGTAATCTCCGTCCTGTGCTTCATAGAATTCTAATTCAACCACGCCTTCTTTAGAAAGCTTTTCTTTCTTTCTTTGCGATTGTGTAGCCTTGAGCTTTTCCTTCAATTCTTGACGAGTGATAGTACCCGCTGCATACTGCACGAACACATCTTCTAATGAACCCTTAGCAGGATCAAACATCTTAGTAAGCTTCTTCAAGTATTCCTTACGATACTTGTCAGGATCAACCGCAGCATCAAGTGCTACTACGCAACGATAAAGTGTATCTTCAATCTTGTCAAAGTTTTGCCCAAGCCAATCACCGCCCGGGCCTCTGAATTCAACACGATTGTCTTTAGGGTTGATACTTGTGAACTTACCTACTCTACCCGAGTGAATGACTTTACTTGCTATAGTTTCAAGATTGTCTTTTAATCTCTTGAATAAAAGTTCTTTATCCTGTACATTGGGTGCTTCTTCAATAATATCTAAAGCACTCTTGCAGTAAGTATTTGCACTACGACCAAATCTATCTAATAGATACTTGTCACCAAGCAACAATGTCAGCTTAACGAAGTCTAGATTTTCTTGATTAAATCCAGGAACGCTAACGTTCATATGCAGACCAGTTGTTCTGTTAGTATATGCGCCCTTATCATCAGCCCATTCTTTGATCTTTTTAACATCTTCAAGTGCTTCATCAATAGGCAATGGAGGACTAATGAACTCAAGTCCAGCATCGTCACCTGATCCGCTCAAGCTGCTATCAGGTTCAATAGTATATGCGTCATTTGTTCTTGGTCCGCCGTGATAACCTGTACTGTAGTGAACTTTGCGACCAATTGCATCTGAGAATTCATCTGCTAAACTCTCAAGGTTCATTTCACTGTCACCGTCAGAATAGGTATAGTGCGGCCAGGCAACATACTCTCTCACATGATCATTAACATCGGACATATAACGAATGCCGATTCCTCTTAGAAAGTCTCTTTCATCAAAGTCGCCGCTATCTTGTCTTTCTTCGCGGAACTCATCGTATGCCTTTTCGTAACTACCGCTATCAAAGCTCTTTTCCCATTCATCTTCAATGAACTGATCCCAGTCTGATCCGTCAGGATTTCTATTACCAAATAAATCTTCTTCTTTGTCTACGTGATCGGCAATAGTATCAGGATCTATATTGTCCTTGACCCACTGTGCAAAGTATTGTCTACCTTCATTATTCCATTCTTCGTCTATTTGTTCACTTATCCATTCATAGAATTTTTCTCTTAGTTCTTCTTCTAAGTCTCTGATTGTACTGCGATCATTATAGCCACCGTCATTAAAGAAGCGAGCGATATCTTCAATATCATATGCTTCTTCATCGTAATCCATATCCTCTTCTGGTTCTCTATCCTCGTCATCTACAGAACCAACGTCGGGAACCATCATTTCAAATTCAATACCTACTAAGGCATCAATCCCGCTAGCAAGCTTCTTCAAGTTGCCGGGACTCATATTTACTTCAAAAAGCTCTTGCTGAGCTTCTACAATAGGTACGAATTGTTTTGCTCTCATTTTCTACCAATCTTCATATAACGAACATAATTAATTTCAGGGTCTTCTAGATATTTATCGCCAGTGTAATAAACCTTTGAAAGTGGGAAATAGTCTACAAAGTCTTCCTCATCTTCTGTTGGGAATAATGTATTCTCGTTGTTGTTTCTTGCTTGTAATAAACATAGCATATTATCGGGAACTTTATTCAAGAATATAGGGCCTGTTTCGTTGCAGCTTGTGTTGATTACTACGCCTGGCTTTTCATAAACAACATCTTCTGCTTTTTGATTGAGAAATACGATTTTGCCCTCAGTATTAAACGTATCTAATAGTTTTTTACTTTGACGCAACCATTCTTCGTTAGGCTCAACCAAAACTAACTTGTCAAACTTGATATCTGCTTCGTGTAAGAAGATTCCCATATTGCCGTACCAGCTACCTAATACATAGATAGTGCCAGCATTCTTGCCTTTAAGACCCTTAGCCAACATATTAGCTAACCATTTCTTACTCTCAACTAAGTCTGGAGTAAAGCTACCCTTAAGTGTATTTGGGCTTGCTTCAGTGACTTCTTCAGCAGCAGGTTCAACACCGAGAACTTTTACTTGACTAGGGTCAACTATTACATAACTAAGATTGCCTCTGTCTTCGTATCTATTCTTATAGACAAAGCCATCAAAGCCTAATTCTTTTAATTTAGCTAATAATGCTTTTCGTAATTCTGCCTTATCTTCAATAGTAGTAATAGCTTCCATTTCTTTTTGACTAATTAGTTTCTTATCACGCAATTCAAAAGCATATAATCTGTCATAGTGAACGCCAGGAAAGTCTTTAATAGTTAATGGATTCTTAATATCTAAATCTACTTTATAGATTTTACCATCTTTGATTTTCTTGAATGTCATTCTATCTTTAGCAGCCTTCTCAGTGCCAAAGTGAGTGAGTGGATAGAACTCAGCTATATCATCTGTTGTACCGTGATAAGCGATTTCTTCTTCTAACTCATCTTCCTTAAATAGTCGCTTCCAGAATGGTTTCTTAACTTCAGGCTCTACTTCAGGTTCTTGTTTTGCTTCAGGCTCAGGCGGCAATTCTTCAGGGAAATCTTTACCGATTCCTGCTCCACCTTGCCAAAAGGCTTTGCCCATATCTGTTTGAGCGTTGCTAGGAATAATACTATTTCCTAATTCTCTAGCAAACTGATACATTGCACTAGCAAGACCTTTTCTCTGATGGTCGTCATCTACACCTAATAGGCTAGCAGATAATGCTCTGTCATCATAAGACCCATCGCCTTTGACTATTAATCTTACTGACCCTACCTCACCTGGACGAAAAGCACTAGTGTCTTCTGGATCTATAACTCTTATTATTAATCCTTCTGCGTCCTTATCATTCTTTCTGTCTCTTGCGGTAGCTACAAGTTTATACTTGCCGCCCATAATCCATTTTTCTTTTTTGAAGCCTGGGGTGACAGTATCTTTATTGACGTATTCAACAACATCTTCTTCTTTAAAGATAGCGTAATAGATAGGGTATTCTTCGTCGCCAGTCAGGCCTGAATCAATTGGCATTTTGCCATCTTCACGATTGATGAAGTCTCGTAGCACCTCATCATATATGTCTTCATATTTGTCTAAGTGTCTAGGATCTTCTTTAGGCAAATAACAACGGTCATTTGCGTCTTGCTGGCAATAGTCACTGAATCCCTCAAAGTGAACAGTGTATGGGCCAAACTTCTCTACACCAACGTCATCGGGACCTAGATTGAATAAGAATTCTTCTATTGCTGGAAGATAATCTCTATTATCAGATTGTACAGTGTCTTCAACCACTGGCGAGTTTTCCTGTATTTCAGGTTCTTGTTCTAACAGTTGTAATGATTTGATTAACATCTGCATATCATTCGGGGACATTACGCCCTCGCAGTTTTAAGAATACTTCTTAGCATCCATTGATGTTTGGCGTGAGCGTCAATACGACCCGCGATGAAGTCACAGATTCCTTGCTCATCTGCTTCATTTGCTACATGAAACGCTTGCTTATACATATCTAGAATAATAGCATTATCGTGATGCAATTCTTCCATCATAAGCATTGCACGAGGAATCTTTGTTTGGTCTTGAATCTGACTCAACTCAGCATAGCGAAGAATGCTGCCCGGTGTGTATGAATCAAGCTGGCGAATGATTTCTGCTAACTTGTCAATCGTGTTGCCGTATACTTCTTCGTAATAGTTACCGAAGAAATCGTGATACTGAGGGAAATCAGGGCCTTCTACATTCCAGTGGAAGTTCTGAGCCTTGATTGACAAAGCATAAGTTGTGGCTAAAAGTGTTTTAAGTGTATCAGTGAGCATATTAATAGTCCTAT